CCTCTACGCCTAAAGAATACCGGCGAAATCGCAAGTTTGGGCTAATGCTAAATATATAAGAACAGGAGCATAGAATGGCAATTTCAACCTTAAATAAATTTACAGTTCCATTAGCCAGCAATCAGAGTAGCAGCTCACAAGGCATGCTGATGCCCAAGCTAAAATATCGATTTAGAGTCACTTTAGCAAATTTTGGAATTTCAACACCGACGACCGATCTAACAAAACAGGTCAAGGACGTTACAAGACCAACCGTGGCTTTTGAAAAGATTACTCTAGATATGTACAATTCAAGAGCATATCTAGCTGGTAAGCATACATGGACTGCAATTACACTAAACCTACGTGATGATGTTACTGGGTCAGTAGCAAAGTTAGTAGGCGAGCAATTACAGAAACAGTTTGACTTTTATGAGCAAAGTTCAGCAGCCAGCGGCGTAGATTATAAGTTTACTACTATAATCGAAGTATTAGACGGTGGCAACGGAGCAAATGTTCCTACAGTTCTTGAGACATGGGAATGTTACGGTTGTTACGTTGAAAATGCTAACTATGGAAATTTAGCATATAGTGAAAACGCAGAAGCAACGATTCAATTATCAATTGTTTACGATAATGCACAGCAAACACCACAAGGAACTGGTATTGGTTCTGTAGTAGGAAGAACTGTAAGCACTTTAGTTACAGGCGCTGGAAGGTAATAAAAAAGGTCGCAAAAGCGACCTTTTTTTACGACCAAAAATTATATAAGCATATTATAGCCAATAAATAATAATATGGCAAATAAAGCACTTCGACAGTTTTTATCTGGAGTCTTCAATCCTAAAGGATATGTAGCCGATTTTAGGCACGCGGCTAGAACCTTCACGGACGATACATTTAGACTAGCACCAAAGCTTAAATTTAATTTTCATGTCGCATTCTTTATAAATCCGCTAGCATTAAAATCAATTAACTTAAGAGAACGTCATAGATACGAAATTAATGTGCTAGTTAAAAAAGCAGATTTGCCTAAATTTTCAATTCCTTTAGAAACTGCTAATCAGTACAACAGAAAAAAATTAATACAAACTAAGATTGACTATACACCACTTAATTTAACTTTTCACGACGACAATTTAAACATTGTGTCAACGATGTGGAAAAATTATTATAGTTATTACTACGCTGATCATAACACAGCACAGTCAGACGACGGCGTTGCTAGCTACATGAAAAATGCAACATTAAATTCTAACTATAGTTCAAGATACAAATACGGATTAGATAATAATTCTGCTGTCCCGTTTTTTGATAAGATTGTCATGTATCAAATGGGAAGAAAAACATATCAAAGTTATACACTTATAAAACCAATGATTTCAGCTTGGAATCATGATACTGTAGATTTTGGGCAAAGCGGCGGAGCAGAAAACATGATGACCATAGCCTACGAGGGAGTTCACTACGCCGAAGGAGCAGTAGTTAGAGGAAATCCTGTAGGTTTTGCAGTAGATCATTACGATACAACACCTAGTCCTATAACACTTGCTGGTGGCGGAACTAGAAGTTTATTTGGTCCAGGAGGAGTTATTGCAGGCGCATCGAGTGTGTTTGGAGACCTATATGCGGCAAGTCAGGGACAACAGGTAAATTTGTTTGCCACAGCTATAAATGCAGTTAATACTTACAATAATACTCAACAATTATCAGGTAGAGGTGTAAATGAAGAACTTACTAGAACATTAATTGCAGGAACAGCCGCACTTGGAAATAGAGGAACAAATATCGGCCAACCTGGAGTACAAGGTGTTAGCGGAACTAGAAATATTTCTTTTCCAGTAGCCGATGCCGCAACAACTACGCCAGCGATACTTAGAAATATAACAGGTAGGTAAAAATGGCAAATTTCACAACAGACAGTCAAGACTCGTCTAAAGAAGTAAGACAATTTTTTGACAAATATTTTAGACACCAAATTACATTTCCAACAAATCAAGTTGATGCAGTTATTGGTTTTTTTATGAAACGAGGATTTGAGGAACAGGCTGCTAAAAGTACTGCTATTATTTTATTAAATCAAGCCAGATTAGATAATGTTAATGTGTTTCAACTTTTAGATACATTAAAAGGGTACACTGAAGTTCAACTAAGTCAGATTGTTACAGAAATTGTTAATGCATATAGAGAGAAAACTAGTTTGCTGGGATATAAAATCTTTGAAGAAAAAGAAACATTAGATTCTAGAAATATAAGACAATGAGATTTGCCAGGGGAAAATTTGTACCATCAAATCCTGAAAAATATATAGGAAAAAAGACTCCAACCTATCGCTCTAGTTGGGAATGGAGTTTTATGAGATTTTGTGATAATCATCCCAGCATACAGAAATGGGCCTGTGAAGCAATAAGTATACCTTATCGAGATCCGTTGACTGGTAGACAGACAATTTATGTTCCTGATTTTTTTATACAGTACCTTGATAAAAATAATAAACTAAATGTTGATCTAATTGAAGTCAAACCAGAAAATCAAACTATTCTAGAAAAAGTCGGAAAAAATAAAGTAAATCAGGCACAGTTCATTAGAAATAAAGCCAAGTGGGAAAGTGCATCAAAATGGTGTAAAAGCCAGGGTATTAGATTTCGTATCATCACAGAAAAAGAATTGTTTTACAATGGAAGATAAGTATTGATATGACAAAAAAATTAGAAGAAATTTTAAATCTTCCTGAAAGCAAAAAAGTTCTCAAAAAAGAACAAGAGAGCAATGAAGAAACAACAGCAGTACCTGCTCTTTTAAGAGATATTGAAGAATTTGATAAAATTAGTGCAGCACTGCCGCAAGTTAAAGGACTAGGCGATTTATCTGATACAGAATTTGACGATTTGGCAAAGAGAGCAACCGATGCATACGACGATCTTATGGATTTAGGTATGAATGTAGAAGCCCGTTACAGCGGAAGAATCTTTGAAGTAGCTAGCACTATGCTAAAAAATGCTATAGATGCTAAGGCTGCAAAAATAGATAAAAAGCTTAAGATGGTAGAATTGCAGTTGAAAAAACAAAAAATTGATCAAGATGCTACTAACGGATCACCTGGTATAGATATGCCTGCGAACACTTATATAGTATCAGATCGTAACAGCCTTCTAGAAAAATTAAAGAATATGAAATAAATAAATTATAGGATTTGTTATGAAACAGTTTAAAGATTATCTTACAGAAAGCACAAAAACTTACCCTTTTAGAGTTAAAATTGCTGGAGAAGTTCCAGAAAATTTTGAAAAAAGGATGAAATCTATTCTATCAAAATTTAGTGTAGAAAGTGTAGGAAAAGGAAAGCGTACACCTATACAGTCAACTCCTTTAGATTTTCCTAACTTAAAAGATATTGAAGTTACTGCATATGAAGTAAATTTAAAATATCCAGTAACTAGCCATAATTTATCAGAATATATTTCACATAATCTAGGAATTAATCCTGAAAAGTTAAGAGTAAGAAATCCTGCCGAACAAGCAGAGATTGATCAACAACAAGAACATTTACTTGATTCTTTTAAAACAAACCCCAAAGGCTCTCTTTTAACACAGGATTACGATGCTGAAAATCATCAGGATAAAGTAGGCGAAAAACGTATCAGCGAATTTATGAAAGAACTTGCTGCTATTAAAGGACAACATTCTGGAATTAATTATACCGGAGTTAATGATCAGATTCTTGCAGACAGTGTGCCCAAAGAAAAAGAGCCGCCCACAGTAGAGGATTCTGGAAAAACTAGTCCCTTAGGATCTCGACAAAATAAACTACACAACTCCACTAAAGGAAAATAATATGAATTGGCAAGACTTATATCAAAAAATTGCATTCTTAGATCAGGATGTCAGTGAATCTAAAGACAAAGGCGACATGGATAAAGACGGCAAAGACGAACCAGACGATAAAGAATACATGGATAACAAAGATGCAGCGATTAAAAAAGCAATGGGCGATAAAGATGTAGATGAATCGTTAGATGAATGTGGCCCTATGGGAAGCCCTGGCTCACAACCAGATAATGTTAGTATGAATGTTAGCTTGAACGGATCCGGTGCCGGCGGAATAAGAGATCTTAT